CCTTTAGGGCAAATACTTGCCTAGAGCGTATCAGATCCATGCAACCTACCTTCCGTTAGATTAACAATACCATCTCACTATATGGACTATGATTTACATCACATAGAATTGACAACTGTATCGATAGTCATCCATTTCTTGCCATGATTCATCATAGCCAGCAATCATTTAGACTTGCCAGCCCATCCATCACCTTTAAAAACTAAGCCCGGTGCTGAGTACAACCTATTCATAGCAATTTTGCACTTAGGGCAATCCATACCCGGATCATCCTCTTTGTAAGTCCTATGGATAGATCCGTAAGTACCGCATTCTCTACAGCTGTATTCGTATGTAGGCATTATTTAGCTCCAATCAATTCGCATGTGTGGCACGCTTTGGCTGCAAACTTCCACATACCACACTTATCGCATCTAGCAATATCTGAGTCAGGAACATCCAATGCTTCGACGACATTCTTAACTCCTACGCATCCGCAATCCATACATTGATATAACTTAAAACCATCTGGCATATCGGTAGCATCAAGCCATAAAAACTCTGTGTCGCGTTTGCAACCATTACATTTGAACTGCGTGTAGTTACTCATTGGCGTTTCCATCTTGGACAATCAGCGCAACTACTGCCTTTGGCGTTATTGCATCGACTACATGAAGCCACCAAATTTGATGGTAAATCAAAACCCCCATGATTTCTAGGTATAACATGATCCACCTCATTTGCTGGAGATCCGCAATAGACGCAAGTCCAATTATCTCGATTTAAGACTAATTGGCGATACCATTTGTAAGATCTTGGCCACCTAGATTTAGGATAAATAACCGGCTTAGATTCACGCCAAAACTTAACGCCTAATTTAGATCTACGCACATAAACAGCATGTGGCGTTATTCCAAGTCTTTCAGCTAGTTCTTTGGCAGTTAAATGCCTTTGTGAAACTAACTGGTCGGCTGCATCAGTCCATTTCATAATTGATCAATTCGTGGCATTTGAAACATGTGCCATCTTTGAATACTCGGTCATCATCGCATACTTCGCATTTGACAATCGATTCTTCTAAATGCACACCATTATCATCCATGACAACTTGAAGTCCTTTTCCGTTTATGAAGGCTATGTATCCCATTACTCAACTCCTTCAAAGAACCATTTGCCATTGGCTGTCATCTTTGCCCATTTGGCGTGCTCAGTAACTTTACCTTTGCAAACATATCCATAATATGGCTTACCTGTTTTAGATATGCCTTGCTTTAGAATATGACCATGTTCGCATGCTGGTGGCTCATTAGGCGTTGATGCACCAATTTGATCTACAACCTCAGCAACAGACCAAGCCTGTGGATCATCTTGTTTATTCTCAACAGTAAATGAAGCTCTTAAAACATCCTCAACAGCTGCTGATCTTGAACCAGGTGATCCGTAACGCCTTTCCTGTAATTTCTTTTCGTAAGTGTTTGGCTCTGACTTTACTTCAACCTTTTGCATGTCATCTTTAGTTGCTGTTTTGTCAGATCCCTTAAGTAAAATTATTGCCCTTCCAAGTGCGGAAGTAGCTGTATCCTCAACATAAAACTTTTTCATGTTAGGAATGTAAGTTTCTCTTGATCCAAATGCTATGTTAGAAACAGCTGGACAATTGTCTGAACTATCTCTCCATAAAGTTGCCTGGATTAGAATGTAACCCTCTTTTGGATCATGGCTAATAACTGATATATCGGATCGACCCAACGGGAAGTTACTAATAAACCATTTATTCAAAGTAGCCACATCCTCATACTCATTTAGGTTGAAAGCCATTACAAATCATCTCCCTTTTTGAAATTGATGTCGGTTTCTGCTTCATAAACAGTCCTGTAAATTGCTGCGTATGCTGCAATGTCCACCAAACTGTCATAATGTCCAGGTGTTTCCTGTAGACGACTAATTTTTTGTAATATGTTAATGATACATACATCATGTGGCATGATGGGATATTCAAGATACGAACTGACCAGCTTACTGATTCGCTCCATGTTATACATGGGGTGACCATAGACAAGGCCTCTTGATTGAATTGTTTGGATGGCATCATTTAATAAATCCTCAGTTTTTGTCATAATCAAAAACCTGATCTGACTTGTTTTGCACCATTCGGCGATGTAATTCCCAGCCATCTTTACGGCCACGCCAGTAATGTGTTTGTTTGCGATCCTCTATTTTTAAGGCTACAAACCAATAAAGGGTAATAAACCCAATACATAAATAAATTGCTGTTTCCATTTGTTGCTCCCGTTCCGCAAAACATTTGTTTGCGTTGGGATTAGTATGACGATATTTACCGACAGTTCAACAGTCTTTTGGCGTGTCGTTTATAACGATTAGATAACGCTAATATCCTCAAAATCGTCGATATGGTCATCAATCGTCCTATCCCGATAATCGGTTTCACGCCCCATAACTCTTTCCCAGAGCTATAAATGATCCATCTTTGTTAATAGGGATAAGCGTAGGGGTCATGTTTTTGCCATTCCATTCAAGGATAGCAATACCCATCTGCCAATTGGCCACAGTTCGCGTATAAGAGGCTTTTGCCTTGTTCATAAGGTTTCCTACCTCAACGCCATATAAAGGCCTGTAATGGCCTCCTATGCCCTCAGAATAGGCACTCATGCCCAAGCGATGCGTGTGCCCAATAACGCAAGATTTGCCCGTTTTGCGGGCTAAATTTAAGGCAGTCATTCCGGCATTAGGATTTGAGTTACCCTCATCGCCATGAGCCAAGATCCAACCCTTCTCAAACTCATAGAATGATTTATGGAAGGTTATGCCTAAAGAATCAAAATCCATGAACTTTGAGTATTGCAGCTCTGGAAGGCTAATTAAGCCAGGCACTTTTAATAAAGTGTTGTAAAGCCTATCGGTGTGATTTGATCGAACAATATGGGCTTCCTTAGCATTCTCAGTTAAAGCCCAAAGGATTTCTTGAGTCGCTGTCCTATCATCATCAAGGGTTTGTTGATAAGCCAAAGGTGTTTTCTCAGCCCATCGACTAATGGTTTGAAAATCAATCTCATCACCCACACATAATACTGAATCAAACTTTTCTTTTCGAGCCAGCTTAATAACATTCTTAACAGCTGTTTCATGGTGGTATGGAATTTGCAAATCACTTATTACTAAGTATCGCTTAATCGTCATCCTCATCGTCAGTTGGATCTATGGAAGGAATTATCCCGCCATCGCCTACGATCCAATTCGGGAAGGTTTTTTGTTCAGTCATTAACCAAAAAGCATGTTCAGGCGTAAATCCTGCTTTTCTAGCTGCTTTGTAGCATTCGTGTAAAGCCATGTAATGTTGATCGATTTTACTTAATGGCTCAGGAGTGTGGCGAACTACTCTCCGATTAACCTTTTTTCGTGGTGTGCGTTTTCGTGTGTTCGCCATGATTAAATTATGACTTGCTAATTAAAATAAATAAGTCATCGACACGCTTTTCAAGACGACTTAATTGATCCTTCATGGATGACCCTGAGTTGGGCTTTAACTCGGAAAGGTACGACTTAATAACCCAACGCAGAGCCACTAATAAACTTGTTGCAATTGCGCAGACGCCAACGCCAAAGGCGACCCATTCGTTTGGACTCATTTTTCACTAAGGCCATAATCTACTTCGCTCCCGGACTTTGGATCTAACGCTTTTGCTATTGGAGCAACAACTGCACCAAGCAAAGTTGCATAAGCTGGATGAATGTCAGCCACTATTGCTAAAGCAACTGTTATTCCACTAGCTGCGACAGCTCTTAAATATGACTTAATTGCTGCTTTGTGTTTTTTAGATAGTTTCATTAATTGCCTTTCAGTAGTGGGATGTCGAATTTATGACCAGGTTGATTTGGCTTAAAACTTATGTGAATGTGTTTATGGTGTGGATTTATGCCCCGATACTTAACCCAACGCCAAAGCGACTTTGCTGAACATATTTTACCAGCGTGGATTATGTAAGATATACGCTTATCTTTTTTTGCTGCGAGTCGAAGCTGATCTGCCAAATCATAACTAATCCCTTGTTGGTCAGATAAGCAAGCGTCAATGTCGATCGCGCAAACTTCTCCGTTAGGTCTTGGGTTGTGATCGGATTTTCTAGATGCGTGCTTATTATCGCCGATCCATCCATCAGCTTTCCTGCTCCTACCCACAAACGCTCCATTTATTTGGTCGCGTAAAGTATCAGCAGCTTTAGATAACCAAGGCTTCATTAGCCAAGTAAGATTTTAAGTTCGTCAGCAGTTAAACCAAGACGATCTGCAATTGCTAGGCGTGCTGTTTCTTTCGATTCGGCTTCAACTTTTTTTGCTGCTAATTCTTGTTCCAAAATTTCTCTTGCTTTTTTCTCAGCAGTAGTTTCATCGCGCTCAGTGATTGTTTCCTCGCCTGTAATAACATTAAACTCTTTTTCAGTTATTTTCATAATTACTCCTTATGCGCTTGTATAAACATAGACAATTCCACCATTAAAATTTGCTTGACCAATAATTGAAATTGATGAAATAGTTGAAGAATCTGAATAAAATCCACCAGTTACAAACGGCTCATGCGCAGTTCCGCCAGATCCACTTGCAGAACCAGCCATTTGAAAAGTTTTAACGCCTGATGCATTACATCCACTTAAATATGCATAAGCTCCAACGGCAGAACTAGCATTATTTGATGTAGCCGCCAATCTTATTTGTGGTTGTGATAAACTTGAAATCTCTCTTATCAAATCACCCGCAGAATATGTGCTATTTCCATAAGCTGTATAACCAAATATGTTGTAATTATTACCTGAATCAGCATTCAATCTTAAACTTACATAGATGTTGGCAGTGGCAGAAGTTGCACCATCAACCACAACTAAAATTTTATCTTTGCCAGATATTCCTGAAACTGTGACTGTTGATGAACCTGACAAAGTTGTTCCGCCAACATTTAATAATGTAAAATTAGCACCACCAGCTGCATCTTTCCATTCAGGAGCAGAAGCACCAGCATTTACTGTAAGTACCTGTCCAGCAGTTCCAATTCCTAATCTAGTTTTAGCATTAGCAGTTCCAC